GTGAGCTACGATAAATACGGCGACGGCCCAGATCCTTATACCTATCCGAACAGTCAGGTGTTAATCAATAAATTCGGTATTACTGATGATGACCAGTTTATTGAGATGGAAAAAGATTTTTCCGAGTTGGCTATTATGGAGATCGAATTTAGCCCACCGCCCTATGACTTACTTTACTGGCGCTCACTGCATCAAGCCTTGTTTGGCGATATTTATCATTGGGCCGGAGAGCTGCGTACCATTGATATCTCCAAAGGCACCAGCCGATTTTGCAATATCAATCGTATTGCCCCTGAAGCTAACCGGCTGTTTAACCAACTGGCACGAGAAAACTATCTGGTTGGCCTGCCCTATGACTCGCTGATTGTAAAACTGGCTGAGTACTACTCTGATCTTAATGTTATCCACCCTTTCCGTGAAGGTAATGGCCGGGCGCAGCGGCTGCTGTTCGAACACATTATTATCAATTGTGGCTTTCAAATCTCCTTCGCTGGCATCAACCCCGATGAATGGATTCAGGCCAATATTGATGGCTACCATTGCCGCTATCAACGCATGACTGCGTTATTCGCCCGCTGTATTAGCTAAACCACCCCGAAATTTCTCGCTAAAAGTTGTCACAGTCCCCCTACAACTGCCGCGCGTTGCGCCCCTGCCCGCGCGCGTAAACAATACCGTTACGCTGAATAACGAGTATTGCCCCATGACCAACGCCGAAATCTATCGCCTGATAATGAATCTGATCCGTTTCGGTATCGTGGAACAGGTGGATTTAACCCTCGATCCGCCTAAAGCCCGCGTGCGCTGCGGCGAATTGCTCACTGACTGGTTGCCGTGGTCGGTGCGCCGTGCCGGAAATGCCCGCACATGGTGGCCGCCGACCGCAGGGGAGCAGGTGATTATTCTGGCCGCTGGCGGCGAGTTATCTGCTGGGGTGATCATTGCCTCTCTATATCAGAAAAGTGCCCCCACGCCGCTGAACACCGCCAACACTCAACACGCCACCTACCCCGACGGCGCAGTGATTGAGTACAACGCTGACACCGGCGCCCTGAAAGCCAGCGGCATTAAAACCGCCACCCTTGATGCGGGCCAGTCCATCCATGCCACTGCGCCAGAGATCACCTGTGCCGCCTCGGTCAAAATCACCCTGGATACGCCCGTCGTGGAGTGCACCCAACATCTGACCACCGCCACCTTAGAAGTGAAACAAGGCGGCAAAATGACCGGAAATATTCAGCACTCCGGCGGCAGCTTCTCATCCAATGGCGTAGTGGTTGATAGCCACACCCACAGCGGCGTGCAGCGCGGTGGGAGTCACTCGGACGGGCCAAACACATGATCTATTTAGGCATGAATGCCCAGACCGGGCGACGCATTACCGACATGGATCACATCACCCAGTCGATCACCGATATCGTCACCACCCCGACCACCACGCGCTGTATGCGCCGGGGCTATGGCTCGCTGCTGTCTGATCTGATTGACGACCCACAGAACCCGCTGTTACGGCTGAAGGCTATGTCGGCGGCCTACAGCGCCATCATGCGCTGGGAGCCGCGTGTGGTACTGACCCGCGTGTTATTGGCACAGCCGCAGGCGGGCAAAATGACGCTGGAGCTTCAGGGCCAGCGCACCGATCTGGCTGATATCTTTAATCTGGCGATCCCCGTTGGAGGCGGTTCATGAGCACTATCGACCTGTCACAGCTACCCGCCCCACTGGCGGTGGAAGCACTGGATTATGAAACCCTGCTCGCTGAACGTAAGGCGGAACTGATCGCCCTCTATCCGGTTGACGAGCAGGCGGCCATCACCCGCACCTTATCGTTAGAGTCCGAGCCGCTGGTCAAGTTATTGCAGGAAAACGCCTACCGTGAACTGGTATTACGCCAGCGGGTTAACGAGGCGGCGCAGGCGGTGATGGTGGCCTATGCCAATGGCAGCGACTTAGACCAGTTAGGGGCGAACAATAACGTTCAACGCCTGATTATCACGCCCGCCGCTCCGGATGCCATTCCGCCCGTTGCCGCCGTGATGGAGTCTGATACGGATTTTCGCCTGCGTATTCCGCAAGCCTTTGAAGCGCTGAGTGTCTCCGGGCCGACCGGAGCCTATGAAGCTCACGCCCGTAGCGCTGATGGGCGGGTAGCTGATGCCTCGGCGCTGAGTCCATCACCGGCCTGTGTCACTGTCACCGTGCTGGCGCGGGCCGGAAACGGTGAAGCCTCGCCGCAACTGCTGGAGATTATCCGCACCGCCCTGAATGACGAGGACGTGCGGCCGGTGGCTGACCGTGTCACCGTGCAATCCGCCGCCATTGTCGAATACCAGATTGACGCGGTGCTCTATATCTATCCGGGGCCGGAAGCTGAACCGGTATGTGCTGCCGCGCAGGCCAGACTGGAAACCTATATCAATACCCAGCGCCGTCTCGGTCGCGATATCCGGACTTCCGCCATTTATGCCGCGCTGCATGTTGAGGGGGTGCAGCGTGTCGAGTTGAATGCGCCGACCGCTGACGTGGTGCTCGACAAAACACAGGCCGCTTACTGCGCCAGCGCCATATTGACGGTCGGGGGAACCGATGAATAACCGCCTGTTACCGGCGGGTTCCTCGCCGCTGGAAATTGCCGCCGCGCAAGCCTGCGCCCGATTGGGTGAGGTGCCGGTGCCGCTGCGCCAGTTATGGAGTGCCGACCTGTGCCCGCTACCGTTACTGCCCTATCTGGCGTGGGCGTGGTCAGTGGATCGCTGGGATGAGAGCTGGCCGGAAGCCACCAAACGCGCGGTGGTGAAATCCTCGGCTTATGTGCATAAACGCAAGGGCACCATTGGCGCGCTGCGGCGCGTGGTGGAGCCGCTCGGCTACCTTATTCGGGTGATTGAGTGGTGGAAAACCAATGAAACGCCCGGCACCTTTCGCCTTGATGTCGGCGTACTGGAAACCGGCATTACTGACGAAATGTATTTTGAACTGGAGCGGCTGATTGATGGGGCCAAACCCTGTAGCCGCCATCTGGTGGGCCTGTCTATCAATCTGGATGTCTCCGGTGCGATCCCTGTCAGTGTCGCCAGTTACGACGGCGACGAGCTGACCGTTTACCCCTATTTACCTGAAACTATTACTGTGAGCGGCCAGCACTACACCGGCGGCACACTTCATCTTATTGACAGCGTGAGCGTAAACCCATGACCACAAAATTCTTTGCCATCCTGACCCATCTGGNNNNTCCGCACCGCCCTGAATGACGAGGACGTGCGGCCGGTGGCTGACCGCGTCACCGTGCAATCCGCCGCCATTGTCGAATACCAGATTGACGCGGTGCTCTATATCTATCCGGGGCCGGAAGCTGAACCGGTATGTGCTGCCGCGCAGGCCAGATTGGGTGAGGTGCCGGTGCCGTTGCGCCAGTTATGGAGTGCCGACCTGTGCCCGCTACCGTTACTGCCCTATCTGGCGTGGGCGTGGTCAGTGGATCGCTGGGATGAGAGCTGGCCGGAAGCCACCAAACGCGCGGTAGTGAAATCTTCGGCTTACCTACACAAACGCAAGGGCACTATTGGCGCACTGCGGCGCGTGGTGGAGCCGCTCGGCTACCTTATTCGGGTGATTGAGTGGTGGAAAACCAATGAAACGCCCGGCACCTTTCGCCTTGATGTCGGCGTACTGGAAACCGGCATTACTGACGAAATGTATTTTGAACTGGAGCGGCTGATTGATGGGGCCAAACCCTGTAGCCGCCATCTGGTGGGCCTGTCTATCAATCTGGATGTCTCCGGTGCGATCCCTGTCAGTGTCGCCAGTTACGACGGCGACGAGCTGACCGTTTACCCCTATTTACCTGAAACTATTACTGTGAGCGGCCAGCACTACACCGGCGGCACACTTCATCTTATTGACAGCGTGAGCGTAAACCCATGACCACAAAATTCTTTGCCATCCTGACCCATCTGGGGGCGGCCAAACTGGCGAACGCCACGGCCCTCGGCACCCAACTACAGATCACTCAGATGGCTGTGGGCGACGGTGGTGGCGTATTACCGCTGCCGAACGCCGCACAAACGCAGCTGATTGGCGAGAAACGTCGCGCCGCACTGAACTCATTAAGTGTCGATGCAGCCAACAGTAGCCAGATTATCGCCGAACAGGTTATTCCGGAAACGGATGGCGGGTGGTGGATACGTGAAATCGGCCTGTTTGATAAAGATGGCGTCTTAATTGCCATTGCCAACTGCCCGGAGACCTATAAACCGCAGTTGCAGGAGGGCAGCGGCCGCACACAAACCGTGCGCATGGTGCTGATTGTGAGCAGTACCGAAGCGGTCACGCTGAAAATTGATCCCTCGGTGGTGCTGGCAACGCGTCAATACGTTGATAAAAAAGTGGATGATAAGGCGATTGAGGTTAAAGCCTATGCCGATGGATTGATGGCTGCGCATTTGGCAGCGGCTGATCCCCATTCACAATACGCACCGCTTGCCAGCCCGGCATTGACTGGCAAACCCACCGCCCCCACGGCGGCAAAAACCGATAACAGCACCCAACTGGCAACCACGGCGCATATTAAATTGGCGCTTGCAGACTATGCACCACTTGCCAGCCCGGCACTGACCGGTACACCGACAACCCCCACAGCCGCAGCGGGAAACAGTACCCAACAGTTAGCGAATACTGCTTTTGTGCAGGCCGCACTGGCGGCATTGGTTGCATCCTCACCGGCCGCACTCGACACACTGAAAGAGCTGGCTGACGCGCTAGGCAATGACCCTAATTTTGCCACCACCATGACCAATGCCTTGGCCGGAAAAATGGATAAAGCCAAAAATGGTAGTGATATTGCGAATGTGGCAGCCTTTCTTGCTAACCTTGGTTTAGGCGATGCGGCTAAATTGGGAGTGGCAACTAACTCGCAAATGGCGGCAGGCACCAGCACATCCTTGCTTCCTACGGTTGCTGCCGTGATGAGCCTTTTTGCCAAGCGTTCATTTGCTGCTGCTGATTACATTCGAATCCCCGACGTTCCGGGCGGGCTAATCATTCAATGGGTAAGAGGGGCGACTGCTGGATTTAACGAGGGGGCATTTCCAGCGATCACTTTTCCTATTCCGTTCCCAACGGCCTGTGTTTTCGTGAGTGCCGCAACACAGGGGAATAATTCAAATACATCTGACTACATGGCGCAAGTGACATCATGGACTAAAACCTCGGCGCTTATTTTTTGTCAACAATTTACAACCTCCGCAGCAAGTGGTTCCATTTACCCTCTAATACTGGCTATAGGATACTGATATGAAAGCACTATTTAGCCATGAACTTATGTCCTTCATCCCTGAGAATATGGCAGTTGATGGAAGTTATAGCCAGGACATTACAGACAATCTTATTGCTGCCACGAATGAAGAACTTGCGATGTACTGGCGTCAAACTCCTCCCGATGGGAAAACGCTAGGAGCTACTAATGGTCGGCCTGTGTGGGTGGATTTACCACCGCCTACCGCCGAGCAACTCGCTGAGATTAAAGCCATCAATATGGCTCAAGCTAAAGTTGATAAATCGAAATTAATTAGCGATGCCAGCGATAAGGTAGAAATACTAAAAGACCGGATCGAGGCGGGGCAGGATAAAGCCGCTGAGTTGAAATTGTGGAAAGCGTATCGCATAGCACTTGATGATGTTGATATTAATAACCCTATATGGCCGACAGCGCCGGAATAGTCGATATTAGCCGGGCTTAGTACCCGGCATCTTTTTTAGTTATTAAGGTGCGGGAGGCCAGGTAATATTAGTCGGATTTGATGTGTCAATACGCATCAAGGCCACTCGATATTTACGCCACGCGGCAAGGTCTGCTATTTCTTTTTCACTTGCATCCCCTGCGTCAACCGCATCTTGCCGCCATTCTATCTCTGAATCGGCAATAGCTTTTAACTGGCTCTTTTTAGCATTAGCACTAGCGACCAGTTCCTCATGTGTCGATGGTGGTAAATCCACCCAAGCAGGCCGCCCGTCAATATCCCCCAGTTTTTGCCCGAAGGGTGGATTAACACCCTTGTAAGCTTCATTCTCTGCCGGTGTTAATTCGATAATGTCTGAAGGTAGCGAGCCATTATATGAACCATCATTGATTAGCTTTCCGTCATAGAACCCTGCCGTTGATGCGCTAAAATATATGTTGCTCATCTTAATATCCTATAGCTATAAATAACTGAGATGTGCCAAATGCTACGCCTGACGTTGCTCTGAAATTTGTCGTTGTAAAATCAGTAACCCTCGAATTAGCTTCACCAGCAGCAGAAAGCGAACCGTAATACATCGTCTGGACAACATTAAGCAGTTGGTGTGGCATGGTCGTTGGTAGCGTGAAAGTTTGAAATGAATTTGCTGGGACATTATCGAACTTCATCCATTGGATGATTAATCCGCCTGGCACATCAGGAATTCGGATATAATCATTTTGAGAAAATACCCGCTTACCGAAAATGCTCATTAGCCCAACTAGCGAAACCAGCTTATCCGCCGTTCCCACCTGCATTTCCGCATTTGAAGCAATGCCCTTTTTTGCCGCGTCGCCCAAACCAAGGTTTACGCGACAACGGGTGCTTTAGTCATTCCCACAAAAATGACACACTCCCGTCATTTTCTTTGGGGAACCAAACATGCTGATTGGCTATATCAGAGTGTCAACAAATGACCAAAACACCGAACTGCAACGCATTGCATTATTGAGTGCAAATTGTGAACAGATTTTTGAAGATAAAATAAGCGGGAAAGCCTCGGACAGGCCGGGGCTAAAACGAGCAATGAAGGTCATGTCGGCAGGGGATACGTTGGTTGTGTGGAAGCTTGACCGACTGGGGCGCAGCGTGCGTCACTTAATTTCGCTGATAGAAGAGCTTAAAAATCGAGGCGTGCATTTTCGCAGTTTGACCGACAGCATTGATACCAGCACTGCCATGGGGCGCTTTTTCTTTCATGTGATGTCTGCACTGGCGGAGATGGAACGTGAACTTATCGTTGAGCGCACCCGTGCCGGATTAGCGGCCGCCAGAGCGGAAGGGCGAATAGGCGGCCGTCGTCGAATCATGACCTCTGAAGTGGTTGATCGCGCCAGACGGATGTTTGCCCAAGGTGCAACATTGCATCAAGTCGCTCTGGTGCTCGATGTCTCACCCAAAACTATCTATAAATATATTCCGGCTGGAGAGCGTCTCGCGTTGGTGCCTGAATGATTAACCGTGGCCGGGTTAATTGCCCGGTCTATTAAACAAATCTAGAAAACATCAGATATCGTTCAATCGCATAACCTTTATTTCTGTTTAGTCGCTGTGCATTTATCACTACATTTTTCTACGCCCCAAAAGATGATACCGCCGACGATGATTGATCCGATAGCGACTACCCAGGCAGTTATTCCGTCATAGAAAGCATAAGCAACAGCCAACCCTATTACCACTATAAATGAGACTATAGTGCCAATCATATCGAAGGCAAAACGTAATAACCCATTAATAACTTTTGATTTCATCTGCTAAGCACTTTAAAGATATAAGGTTATTTTTTGCCATTTTACTGAGTTGAATAAAACGCTCAAATGGTTTTTCAAAAAGGAAGAACAGCATATCGTAGTCGTTTGGCTTTAGTTTATTAAAAAGAAATGGACTTTCTTGGGATAATTTTCGTGACGCTTCACATGCCCGCGCCATAACCCCTTGAAACATTACACCGGAAATCATAATGGTAGTGCCAAACCTGACACTAAATTTTACTAAGGCACCTGCCACTAAACCACTAACGACTTTGCCACTGATGTGGCCTGATATCAGTGTTTGGGCGGCCATACGAGTGATTTTACCCGTTGCACCATAGATAAGCTCTTGGTGCAATTGTCGAATGGTTTCATCTGGTAGGCGGCTGAGAGTATCATTAATGATAATATCAGCCACTTTAGCGATAATAAATCGATCGCGAATAAGGTTATCAAAGACTTTCAGGAAACGCTTATCATCAACCATATTACGTTGTTGATAATATCGCCCACCATCCGAGAGATTCAAATCCTGAAAGGTTCGTTCAACCCCCAAATATAAGTCCATGGGAATAGATTTAATTCCCTCGGCCATTGCCTTAATAAATCTTGCTGAATCCATAACCTTTCCCTGATTGTTACAGTATTGTTTCAATCATATTGGGTTTTATCTAATTACTCCTAATGATTTAAGCTCCGAATGTTCTGAAAATAGAGCTATGGGTGGGCAGGGTAAGGCGAATGTTTCCACAGGACGCGACACTGCATCAAGTGGCTTTGATTATTGATGTATCCCCCAAAACTATATACAAATACATTCCAGCTGGAGAGCGACGCGCTATAACGTCATAAGTAGCAAACAAAAAGCCCGCATAAATAGCGGGTGTTTTGTTGCTGCAGTACAGATAAAGCCAACTGTGTTCCCTGGTATTACAAAAAGCCGAACCCCAGATCCACATCAGCCAGCATTTCGCGCAAATCCTCGCTGACCTTTTCCAGACTGAGCGAGAACTCAATTTTTCTCGCCTTGCCATCCTTAAAAAACTCGGTGCGGGTTTCGCTGATACCAGTGATCACAAACATGCCGTAGATCCCGCCAGTGCCTTCGATTAGCGGGTAGGCTTTGCCGGTGTAGGCCATGGTGCGCAGTGCCGCCAGCGATACATCGCCGCCGGTCACTTCCGGGTACAAGGTGCCGCCGAGGGTAATTTTATCCTCACCGGGGCCAATGTATTGATAGCGCGGTGATTTCCCTACCCGGCTATTATTGACGTGCCTGAAGGTGCTTTCCTGCCCCAGATTCTGATATGGCGCGGTGCGCAGTTCAAATACAAACAATCCGAAAACCATCATCATAATTGCTACTCCCTGTCTGTCAGCGTGGAACGGCGGCGGGACTCTTTCTGGCGCTGTAGTGTGGCGATTTTGTCATACAGCATATTGACCAGTTTATTTTCGTCTATGTTGGCCGCTTGCTGGCCTTGCAGGTTGATGGTGATGTCGTAGCGGTCGCCCTCATGGGTTATCGGGCCACTATTGCGCTGTGCACTGAGCGGCTTTCTCGCCAGCTGCGGAATATCACCGGCCAGTGATAACGAGTCAAAATCACTCCCCGGCGCGATCATCTCCCGCGTGCGGGCCAGCATATCGCTGGCGCTCTGCTGCATTCTGGCCAACAGGCCGGGCTGCGCCGCCGCTTTTGCCGGAGCGGATAAGTACGGCGAGGCCAGCGGCAGATAATCCGGCACATTCTTAAACACGATATCGCCCAGTTTATCCCGCGCAATATCCGCCGCTGCGGTGGCTGGCGAACTGCTGGCGAGGCTGTCACCGCTGCCTTTTTTCTTTTTACTGCGGTCAACGGCTCCATAAATCGACGGGGCCGCCGTGGGTGCGCTGGCAATCGGTGACGCTGCCGCGTTTGCCATCGCGCTGCTGTTACCAGCGACCGGCTTGTCAGGACTCCACGACCAGGCGGATTTTGCTTCCACCATTTTTTTCAGTACCGGATCCCATTCATACATCACCGGCGCTTTTGGCCCGTTCATCGCAGCCACCGCACCGCTGGCCGCATCTGCCGCTTTCGGGATGGCCCCCAGTTTTTCCAGTAACCAACCCAGTCCCTTGGCAAGCTGTTCTACCGGCCAGAACAACCCACTAATTACCGCGCCGACCACTTCACCAAAGGTTTTACCGGCATTAGTGGCCGCTTCCAGTGAGGCTTTCGACGATTCGACCGGCGAAAGCAACTGAGTAAACCAGTTCCACACCCGCCCAATCGCGCTACCGATGGCATCAAATATCGGAGCCAGTGGCGCAAAGGCTGCTTTCACCGGCTGCAATCCCTCCACCAATCCGGTAAAGAACCCACTGAAAAACGCCTGTATCGGTTGCCAATATTTATAAATCAGCACGCCCGCCCCAATGACGGCCGCCACCAATAACCCGACCGGACTTAATACCAGCCCCACCGCCGACCCCAGCGCGCCAAATACCGTGCCGCCAATACCGCCCAACAGGCGAAGCGGTGAAGTCGCCACCCATTTCAGCATATTGCCAAGACGACCCAGCGCGACACCCGGCTGACTAAAGGCGGTATACATTGCCGAACCAGCACGACCAGAGGCATTGGACAGCGCCATCTGTGTATTAGAGCCGAGCAACGCCATTTTTGACCGTAACCCACCCAGCGCAGAACCGGCTACGCTGGCACTGGTACGCCATGACAATAACGCCGGAGATACCCGTAGCAGGTTTGGCACCAGCCGACTGATCCCACCAGTTAGCCAAGTGAATTTTGGCAGCAACGCACCTAATCCTCCGTTGCCGGCCAATAACGAGAACCCCAGCCGCAGGGCCAACATCGGCCCCAATAACGCCGCCGCAGCCAGTGCCAATCCGCCCAGCGTAATAGTAGCAATCGACAGTGTCGCCACCACTTTCATGATGGTGCCTGCCAGTTTGGGGTTAGCTTCCACCCAGCGACGCACACCGCCAATCATGTTTTTCAGCGTATCGACCACGTCAAGCATGGGCGCGCGCAGGGTTTCACCCATCGAACTGAGGGCGTTACCGCCGCCAGTTTTTAACAACTGCAATTGTGCCGATATAGAGTCTTTATCAATATCAGACTCTTTTTGCATGGAGCCTTTGGAGCCTGCCGAACTGGTCAGGGCGAGTTGCCTGTCCAGCTCATCAATATTGTTCACCAGCTTGGCGGCATCTTTACCGAAGTCTTTACCAAACAGCTGAGTGAGTACCCGTAGCCGATCTACGTCGGGCAGTTTTTTAACTGCGCCCAGCACTTCGCGAATAGTACCCATCGCATCGACAGACATCGCCTTTTCAATCTTGCTTTCATCCATCCCCAGCGCATCCAGCCCGGTGAGGAACTTGTCGCTTTGCATGGTGGCAATCGACAGTTCGCGCACCATCGCATTAGCCGCACTGGCGGCAATTTCAGACTGTGCCCCCAGAGACAGGAAGGTCGATCCCAGAGCTGCCGCCTGTTTGTAGTTGAGCCGGTCAGCCACGCCGCCCATGCGTTGCAACACATCAATGATATCCGCGCCTTTCGACTGGGCGTTATCATCCAGATAGTTCAGCGCGTCGCCCAGCTGTTCAATATCTTTGGTGGGGATCTTGTACAACCCGGAGATTTTACCGAGACTTTCCGCCAATTCACCGGCGGGCAGTTCAAAGGCTTTGGATGCTTTGGCGGAGACATTGGCAAAGTCCAACAGTTCTTTTTTCTGTTGCGCCCAGTCGGCCCCCTCGGTTGCCACGCCCATGCGCGCACCGCCTTCCACCAGTGCGGCGAAGTCAGCAGCCCCACCCGGCAAAGGGGCCAGTTCTGCGGCGTCTTTAATGGCGTTTTGCATTTCATAGAATTGCGCGGTGCGCTGGCCGTTATCATCGCGCAGGCCATCAACCTGTTTTGCCACGCCTTTCATGGCATCTTCCATGCCGCTGTAGCTTTTCAGCGCCAGTGCTATCGGAGCCGCCATCACCGCACCGGTAGCGAGTGCCGTCATGCCGCCGGATTGCAACTTGCCGCGCAACTCCTGCCCGCGATCATAGCTGGCCCGCGCCGCTGCCACCCGTTTTAGCCGCTGCTCTTGCAGTTGTAACTGGCGGTTATATTGGGCAGTGCGGTGAGTGATTTGCTCAGTGGCAGTGCTGTTACTGGCAACCGAGACGCCGTGCTGGTAAAGACTGGCGCGCAGTTCAGCCAGCCGCCGCACTTCAACGGTCTGTTTTTCCTGCAACTTACCCAAACGGCTATCCCACTTTTGCACAGCGGCGATCTGCTTCTGGGTAGGATTGTCGAGGGATTTAACCGCGTCTGATGCACGGCGCAATTTCTCTATACGGGCGGCGGCTTTATTGCTGGACTCGGCCAGCTTGTCGAAACTGGCGGCTTGTTTGGGTAAGTCGCGCAGGTTATCGCGCGTGGATTTGATTTGCCGCCCCAGTGCGGCGGTGCTTTTCTGGGCGGCATTAAAAGGTTGAGTCAGATTATTGACCGCCCCTAAAGCCACTTTGATCTGTAGGTTGCGGTCAGCCATGCTTATTCTTCCGTGGTTCCCCAGCGTGCTACTGCACGTTCACGCCAGTCTAAAAGGTCGGGCACAGTCATTACCCAGAGATCGGGCAATGACCAGTGAAAAACAACCGCGATATCAGCGATCACCTCTTCTATTTGGCTAAATCCAAATTCGCAGGCAGGGCTTCCGTTGTCGTCGGTTCCGCCTCCGAAGCAGGTTGTAAAAAAGTGACAACCTCTTGTGCCAGTTGGGAAAAGTCCCAAGTGTCCATGGTGATCAGTTCAATCTCGGTCAGCGCCGGAGAAGTGACGCGCGGCAACAGCTTAATCAGGGCGTTAACATCGGTGGTAATGATGTCGTACATCTTCAGGCCACGTAAAGAACCGGCCTGTTTCAGCGCGCCTGTCAAAGAAACTTCTTTGATGATTGTCTTCCCGCGCTTGATCGGTGTTTGTAAAACAATGGTATTCGACATAAATAAATTCCCAGATTAAAGGCCAATATTAGCGCGGTGTTTTTCCAGCATATCCACACCGTTCACCCGGTAGATCATGTTCAGGACATCCAACTCGACCAGTTCCTCGTTGTTGGCCGTGATTTTGCAGTAGGTATTTTTCAGTGTGTATTTATGGCTGGTATCATCACCCTGTTTCGCGCTGCCGGGATCGTGCTCGGTGTAACGGCCGCGCGTTTGGATTTCCAGCGGGATCGCCTCACCGGTATCCTCCGCCTGATAGGAGCCAGCAAAACGGAACTGCACCCCGTCAGCGGTAGGCGTACCCCACAGTTTCAGCAATTCAGGGGCCAGCCCGCCGAGGGTTAATTCCATATCCAGCGCCCCCGCCTCAAAGCCGAGATCCACCGCCACCGAACCGGGCATACCGGCACCCTGATAATCTTCCGTCTTGATAGTCAGCTTTGGCGGTGTCAGCTCTGAGGCTTGCCCCAGATAGCTCTCGCCATTGACATAGACGTTGAAATACTTAAGTTTTCTTGGCAATGCCATAGTCATAACCCTTAGCTATTGACGGCATTCGCAAAGCTCGCGAAATATTCGTCGGTGAATTCCTGAATCAACCCCAGATTCTCCAGCGGCGGCACCGGGGTGTAGTTGTAACGAATGGTCAACTTGCCCAGCTTCAGCGTGTCGGTGCTGTTGGCGTCGGTGTCATACCAGCAGCGAGCGCCCAGCAAACGGCCAGCGGTAACATAAGCCGACAATTTGCGGTTGATGCCGTCGATAACATCTTTTGCCAGTGAGGGCGTTAACGGCTTGTCGATATAGTAGAAATGGGCTTCTGCGACGGTATCCAGCAGGATCTGCGCGGTGCGGGTGTAGCTCTCAAAAATAAACACCTCCTCCTCACAGGTGCGGGAACCCCAGAAGCGAAAACCTTTTTGCTTGATCAGCGTGGTGATATGGTTGCTGTTCAGCTCGTCGGCATCAGTGTCTTTACCCTGCAAGGAGAAATAGATATCCACCGATGTCCCCAGCACACCATCAACCGGCACGTTGGACAGGGTTTTATGCCAGCCAATATCCGCGTCAATCTTGGCGCGCAATCCCAACGCATAAGCCGGTGCGGGCACCACAACGTTGCTTTCAGCTTCGCTGTCATAGGCCAGCCAGTCGGGGTAAATCACCATCACTTCCCGCTGAATAAAGTTCTTGCGGTAAAGTTTGGCCTCAGCAATGGTTTTACAGCCGTTGGCACTGATATAAGCAAACGCCTTCAGTTCGCGGGCAAAAATGGCGATTTGATTCGCCACTGGCAAGGTATCCAGCCCCGGTGCGCCAATAATGCGCGGCTTCACGCCGACTCGCATTTCAGCAACCAATAAGGCATAAAGGCCAGTGTATAAACCGTTCTCATCCACGCCGCCAATCACATTGGCCTCGGTGCTCTTTTCGCCCTCTTCCGTGCCCCCTTCCGCCACACGGATAACCACAGTTTGCGGGCTGGCTTGATCAGAAATGGCCTTCAGGGTCTGGCGTAACGTGCCAGTTTTCCCCGCTTTGCCGAGCACGTTTTTAACGCGCGTCAGCAGTACCGGCGTATTGAGCGGAAAGGTCACGGCGTCAGCATCGTCCGCCGTACAGACCACGCCAATCACGGCGGAGTCGATATCGTTAATGATGGTCGATGTGTCAGTGGTTTCCTCACCGCTCACGCCGTGGTGATAATTTGTTGCCATTGGGGTACGCTCCGAAAAGGATTAATCCTTGCCGAAATCATCAACCAACCTCGCGCGTAAATCACCGCCTGCCTGTTGTATCAGGCATGACACAGTAAACAGCGGTATGTCCGCGCGTCGTTTCCCCGCAAAATTACCCGATGCAACTACTCCCGGACGACCTCACCCCACGCCCCGCCTTTGATATCAAAATAGGCGGCAAAACCCAGACCACGGTTAACGACCGGTTGATCAGTTTAACGCTGACCGATAACCGTGGCTTTGAAGCCGATATGCTGGAACTGGTGATTGACGACGCCGATCAGAAAGTCGCCCTGCCCGCGCGCGGGGCACTGATTGATATTGCGCTCGGCTGGCAAGGTGAGCCGCTGATCAATAAAGGCCGCTTTACCGTGGATGAAATCAGCCACAGCGGCCCGCCGGATCAGTTGATTGTCACCGCCCGCAGTGCTGATTTTCGTGACACCTTCAATGTAAAACGGGAGTACAGCTGGCACGGTATTACCGTCGGGAAAGTGGTCGCCAGTATTGCCTCGCGCTATGACCTGAAAGCGGGCGTTAGTGAGGATTTAGGTAAAATAGATATCGACCACGCCGACCAGACCAGCGAGTCAGATATCAGTTTTTTAACCCGCATGGCGGAAAAGCTCGGCGCAATTACCACCATCAAAAACGGCATGCTGTTATTTATGCACCCAGGACGCGCGCTATCCCAAAGTGGCAAGCTGTTACCGGCCATTACCATCACCCGCGCCAGTGGTGACAAACACAGTTTTCGGGTCGCTGACCGTGACGCCTATACCGGCGTTACTGCCTACTGGCTGGATCTCAACTACGGCAAGCCGCAAAAAACCAGTGTGCGCCGCAAGCGGAAAAGCAAAACGCCAGCGAAAGTAAAGACGCCGGCCTCAAGCAGCAAAGAGGGAAATTATCTGGAAGGTGTCGAGGGGAATGTTTTTGTGATGCGCGAAACATTCAAGACAGAACGGGCCGCCCGTCGCGCCGCTGCCGCCCGCTGGTCGAAACTGCAACGGGGTGCGGCTGAATTTACTATGACACTGGCACGTGGCCGGGCTGACCTATTTCCAGAACTGCCCGCCGTGATGCAAGGCTTTAAGCCGGAGATTGATCAGGCCGATTGGATCATTACCCAAGTCACCCACACCATCGGCGATAATGGCTTTACGACCGCGCTAAATTTTGAAGTGAAAATATCCAACTGGGATATGGCGGGAGAAGAAACAGAGGAAAAGAATTCGGAGAATGAATAGGTTATACTTTAGCCAAGCAAGAGAAGGTTGGAGTTATTATCATGATGTCATGCCCACAATGTGGTGCCGTCACCCGCACCCGTACCAGCAGAATGATAACCGTCAATACCAAAGAGAATTACCACCAGTGCCAAAACCTGCTTTGCAGCTGTACATTCACCACGCTGCAATCAGTCGATAAAATCCTGTCCCACCCCAGCCGTAATAACACCGCCACCCTACCCCGCGATCTGTTTCTGCCGGGGCATCTGGGTGATGATCAGTTTGATTTAGGTTTTTGA